CAAATTACTATATTAGATAACGCGAAATTAGAACCTGGTAGCGGCGATTGGACTATGGAGGCATGGTTTAATACTACCGCGTTTAAAACCGGCGGTGCCGGTGTTATATTAGGAAAATTTGATCCGGGTGGCGTAGGGGCGGATGTTGCATATTCAATTAGAACAACCGGTGTTGGTGGATTGCTTGCTCAAATCGGAGATGGGTTGGGGGGGTTTGTAAACAGTACGGCGTACCAAACGGTTCTGAATACTTGGACGCATGTTGTATACGTTTGGAAAAATGTTGCAACTAATACTTTAGAAACTTATATCAACGGAACAAGCATCGGCACTGTTTCTCACACGTTATCTTCTATATTAAACACGTCGGCGAACTTATATATTGGTTCATATAATAATGGAGAATATAACCAGTATTTCAATGGGAAAATTGGTACTGTAAGATTGTATAATACGGCATTATTATCTTCCGATATAGTCCGAAATTACAACTGTGGAACATCTTCTTTTTATGACGCAGTTCCCACTCCAACTCCCGCGCCAACTCTTACAGCGACTACAACACGCACTCCGACTCCAACTCCAACGCCTACACTGACAGCAACTCCGGCGCAAGTTACATCTGGATTATTATTACAACTCGACGCTAATGACACGGGCAGTTATCCAAGTTCCGGTACTACGGTTTTTGATTTGATCAACAATTATGATCATACATTGACTGGCGCAACTTTTACAACTTTGAACGGTGTAAAATGCTTTGATTGTACTACTGGAACCAACAGAGTCGAAGTAAATGGAACTGGTCCGACGCTGCCAACTACTGGATATACATACATCACTTGGGTAAGGTTGATTGCCAGTGATACATTGTTTAGAACTTTGTTATATACAAATTCTCCACGCTATACTCCAATTACAATTCCAAATGGCACAAATACATTAGGATACTGGGATAGTGCGTTTAGAAGTTCTGGATATGATCTATCATCTGCCGAAGAAGTTTGGGTACAATTTGCCGCAGTTGGAGATAACGTTTCTCAAACATTCTATATAAATGATGCGCAGGTTGGAAGTTCAATTGCGTATGGTTCCGGTGGAACTACGCACTATGGTTGGGGTAATAATTTTACTATTGGACAACCTTTTGGACATGTGGCCAATTTGTATTTGTATAACAGAAAACTTTCACTTTCTGAAATAAGTCAGCAATATGATTTTTTAGCTTCTCGGTTTGTTGAAGTTATACCAACACCAACGCCTACACCAACTTCGACACCAACACCGACGGAAACACCGACTCTAACACCGACGGCAACCGTTACGGACACGCCTTCTCCAACACCAACACCAACTGTCACAGATACCCCATCGCCAACTCCAACGGAAACGCCGACATTGACGCCGACATTAACCGCAACAGAAACGCCAACGCTTACTCCCACTTTAACAGCATCCGAGACCCCAACGTTGACGCCAACGCCTACCGCAACCGAGACTCCGACACTAACGCCAACGTTAACTTCGACTTCAACGCCAACGTTGACAAACACGCCAACGTTAACGGCGACAGAAACACCGACGCTTACACCAACACTGACAGCGACGGAAACACCGACATTAACACCGACGGCAACTGTTACGGATACCCCATCGCCGACCCCAACAGAAACGCCCACTTTAACGCCCACTTTAACGGCATCCGAAACACCGACGTTGACACCAACGCCCACCGCAACCGAGACTCCGACACTAACGCCGACGTTGACAAACACGCCAACGTTAACGGCGACAGAAACACCGACGCTTACACCAACAAACACTCCAAGTTTAACTCCCACGAACACGCCAACGGTAACTAGTACTCCAACAGTCACATCCACCAATACAGCGACAAGTACACCAACGATCACTCCTACCAATACACCCACGCTATCAAACACGCCGACGTTGACACCAACACCAACGCCGACACAAACATTTACTCCACGACCTTTACTGACTATAAAACCTTTTATAGCTGGCACTTATGATTTCGCATTGAACGCTGGAAGTACGGATATCAGTGGTTCCGAGGTTGTTGAACCGTATGGACTAAGATTTTTTCAAGGAGATCTGGTTGAAATCAGTGTGTCTCAAACAAAGTATAGTTTTGACTACATGCGGGTATATTCACCCAATGAAGTAGTACAATCAAAATTCTCATACATAGCGAGGGAAATTATAAGAGAGCAACCCGGTCTTGCACGGAATTCCGGAACTTTGATTCACTTCACAGCGTCTATGGATCCGAAGACGGTTGTTAGAATAAACAATCGCGGAGATCAATCCGGCTCAAACGCCGGTATAGAAGTGGTTTACAAATGATTTAAATATTATATATCATATTTCATCCGAATATATACGCAGTTCTATAGTTATTTACATATGAAACCAAACTTACCTGAAATCGGAAAGATCGTTAGAGACATGCAAGCTGCTAATAAGTCTGCTCCAAATTACAACGCGGCAGCAGCCGAAATTGTGCAGCAAGGGGTAATCGATAAGAATAATGCACGTTTGAATTACGTTCCGCAACTATCGGGTCGCCAACCTAGCCAACCAGCACCGAAGCAAGGGCTTCTTTAATAAAATATGGCGGGTGAATTACCAGTTCATAAAAATCCAGAAGGCGAGGTATTTGGACTTGTCGGATCAATCATGCCGTCCGACAGTGGTAATTTATTTGTGAAAAGAACCGGCGATAGTTTAGACACTGGGTGGGAGTTTGCCACAGCAACGGAAACAACGCCACCACCTTCACCGTAATTATTGTTATAAATGTTACACGAAAAAATGTTTTTTGGTACTTGACATTTAATAAAACCTATGTACAGTTTTGCGCATGGATAAAACATCTAGACTAAAACTCATTAAGAAACTGGTCGCAAAGCGCGCCGCCGAAAACATGAAACTCGACTCAGCATTCATTACTGCCGACGAACTATACTTGTCTCAAGTTGAGACAACGGAAAAGGATATGTTCGATGAACTGAGTAGATTGGAAAGTTTCACGTATGCTTCAAATATTCCAGTGGTGGAAGATGAAGAATAAAATTTGTTAGAGTAAACTAAAACATAAACAAATAAAAACATAATATATGTCAGATAATGCTACCGATCAGAAGAAGCTCTATGCCGTTTTTCGCAATGGATTTAGAGTCTCAAACTCAGAATATGAAACCGAGTCATTTGCTCAAACAGAGCTTGACTACTGGAAAAACATCGTTCGTCGATTTCCAGACGGATCTAAGCTAGAAGTACGTTCTGTGTACATTAGAAACAGAGATTGATAATACCGGGGAGGGGAACCTCCCCTATTTTTATGGCTAAGATTTCAGACAAACAATATAACACAATATACAAGGATTTAAAATCTATAAATCCGCTGTTTGCTGAAATGTGGAAATCTCAAGAACGCATGACAATCGACGAGGACGAAGAGGGTGCGTTCTTAGAGATATTCAACAACAATTTTAGAATAGTTGCAAATCCATCATTTTGGAAAAAATGTAATAAGCACAAAAAGCTTTTTATAATTTGCCACGAATTATGCCATGTAGCATTTGGACACTGGTTAATAAATCCAAAATCTGACAGAGAGTGGATGAATATTGCTCAAGATATACAAGTAAACGAATTTTTATTCAACAATTACTATTTTGCAAAAGATAAAATAACAGACGATGATTGTGTTTCGATAGAATTTGTATTTAAGAATAAAGCGAAGTTTGTAGAGAAAAATAAAGACTCTTTATATTATTATAAGTTACTGATGAAGTGCTTAAAATAATATATTTACATATTTATAATATGTGAAACTAATTATATCCGAACAAGAACTTGTCACGCGAACCAATATCGGTAGACCGTCTTTGTGTCGGATATGTTACGATGTTAAAAAAAAGATCGTGATGGTAGATTATGACACCATCCGAAAAAAAGAAATACTATGGAGTATGTGTGATGACTGTCAGAAGGTTATGACGCAGTGTGGTTCGTGTAAGAAGAACCAGAAGTAGCTATATCAAGTCTGTCCCACTTAGGTGGATTATCTGGACATCTAGCACTGGGGATATATAATTTCCCAACAGAGCAACCGCACTTTTTACATTGCCCCATACCCGCAAACCCATCTTTATTCCAGTGTTCACACGTTTCGCATATAGACTTTCTTATATTAAAGATTTCGGATGAAACCTTTGAGAACTTGTCGTCCGTTGCCCATTTTGCCATCGAAGATATAAAATTCTTTGCTTGATCGGTAATTTGAGTTTTTTCGTTTTCCATGATACTTATATGTAGTGTCAAACGACCCGAAAAATTTCAAAATACCGAAAGAATTTACCTTATTTGGTCATCGGTATACTGTAGAAGTTCAGGAAGATTTGTTCGAAAAAAGTCAGTGCTATGGAATAGCCGACGAAGATTTAAAAAAAATAATAATCCAAAGCAAAAAGCTCGTTAATAAATTATCCAAGGATGGTAAAAAAGTAACATCCCAAGAGATGGAAATTACCGACGAAACATTCTTGGAAACATATTACCATGAGATGGTGCATATTATTTTTGATTCAATCGGGCAAGAAAAATTATCTCAAAACGAAGCGCTAGTTAACATGGTCGGAAAAGCTCTACTGGAAATATATTTATCATCAATTTATGAACAAGATTCTAAAAAACAAAAAGACGGGAAGAGACGTAACGGTTTTAGAATTACCAAAAAATAATACAGACATGGAAGAATTTGTTTTGAAAAATAAACAAACCATATACAAGTCAATTGTCACTAATATAGAAACTGCTATCAACAAACGCTGGGGAGCGGTTGAAGTTTTCTCATTCGAAGAATCCAATTTTGTCGTGGTCATTAACCGAAGAGATTTCAAAGAAAATTTACAAAACGTCTTTGATTCTAGCTTGGAAAATGAACATTTCGAAATATGCGCAAAGGCTAAAAAAGTTATAGATAAACTTGATAAAATTAGCTTCGTTGCAAACTATAAAATAAACCATAAAAAATACAATGTCAAAAAAGAAACGCCTGTTAAGAAAGCTACAAAACAACGCAGCAATCGTAAACGAAAAAAAGGAACCAACGGTTGACACAAGTCCAGTTGTATACCAAAAAAGTAAAATAAAAAATCCGTTAAATATAGTATTAAGAAAATTAACGGAGAACCAACAAAAATTTATTGACTTGGCGTTAGATAAATCCACAAAAATGATGTTGGTGTCTGGTCCATCTGGTACAACTAAAACATACTTGTCAGTACTAGCATCGCTTATGTTGATGAATCAGCAAAAAGTAAGTGATATTATTTATGTAAGAAGTATAGTTGAAAGTGCGGATGTCAAGATGGGATCCTTGCCGGGCGAAAAAGACGACAAACTTTCTCCCTATAAACAACCGCTTCTAGACAAATTAGACGAGCTATTGCCAAAACAAGACATCGCATTTTTGACAAAAGAATGCCGTATAGATGGATTACCTGTGAACTATCTCAGAGGTCTGAATTGGAACGCCAAAGCAATTATCGGCGACGAAATGCAAAACTTTACAAGAAAAGAGATTATAACAATGATGACCAGAACTGGTGAATTTAGTAAAGTATTTTTGCTGGGGGATCCTATGCAAGCAGATATAAAATTTGGGTCTGGTTTTAAAGAAATGTTTAACCTATTTAACGACGATGATAGTAGATCACAAGGAATATACACCTTCGAGTTCACCGAGGATGATATTCTACGAAGCGCGCTTGTAAAATTCATAGTACGAAAGATTCAGCAACTTGGTTAATATATATCTTTTAACTAAGATACATATTATAACATCAAAAAACCGATTATTTTTCGTGTATTTTGATATTTATAACCATAATAAGACATGTCGAACCAAAAAATAACTCAATTACGTACTATATCCATAGGGGAAGTTAACCCGGGCGATGTTATTCCAATTGTAGATAAATCGGAAATAACAAGTCCAACCGGTGAAACAAAACATGTACTGATTAACCAATTGGTTGATTATGTTGCTTCGGCAAGTCTCAATATAGGAATACCACACCAAGCATTCCACTCTCCAAACGCACTGTTTTTCGACGAATCTTATATTCCAAATGGTAATATAAACGGGTATTGCTATGGAAAAGCCCCAAAAATAGGTGAAAATTTTACGTTAGCAGTCAGAGGGTTTGTACCATCTACGAGTACAATTTCTCCATATGAAAGAGTTGTATTTGGTGTTAGTAACTCTATAACACAGTCGATTGGACAAGCAAATTCTGCGTATATTGCAATCGTAAATAACGATCTCCTTGGGTTGGTTAGCGACGGTGTAAATTCCAAGATGGTATCGTTTCCAAGTTTTTCTTTATATTATCCCGACCAACCATTCTTTGCTGCATTCACCAAAGACTCATATGGAATATGTCAGTTGTATGTGAATGGTACACTTTATGCAACCGCGTCGGCTGGTCCTACATCTATTACGGCATCATATGTTAACGTGGGTTGTGGACAAGCATCTCCGACCATATCAAATTTGAGTGTGGGAGTATACGAAGCACATATCTTTTCATCTTCCCTGAGTGCAAGTGAAATAAAGACTTTATATTATGGTGGCATAACAAAGAAGACAATTGTTGCGTCATACAAACCTAAAAATTTGAATCCCGGTCCATCCCAATGGTTGGACGACGTTGGGAATAATCATTTATTGATACCGGAATCTGGTGCACTTGCAACCAACCCCGGAAAAGAATTTCATTTAAGATTTACTGCAACTGGGTCATCTTATCTAGGCAACGGAACTAAGCGCAGTGTATTACCAGAAAATTATGTATTGACCGATGCATTTGTTTATTCACAAGGTTCTCCACTATTGTCAATTGGATCGTCTGCATCAATGTCTTCACCCGGTGACAGTGGCGTTGATTCTTATAACAACAACCGCGTTCCGTTGGTGAGTGCATCTTACAGTAGAAACAATTTGCCGCTGTTAGAATTGGGTGTAGCACACAAAGACCGAAGCTTGTATGTATTTTTTAGCTCAAGTGCAGCCCCGTGTACATTTAGCTTTGAGGGATATGTTTCTGAATATGGTCCTATGTTGTATTCTCCGCCGACGTTGACTCCAACTCCTACACCAACGGCAACTCCTACACAAACTCCTACAAAAACACCAACGCCAACAGCAACCGCTACACCCACTTTAACTTCGACGAGTACACCTACATTAACTCAGACTCTTACGGCAACTCTGGGTGTTACATCGACTCCGACTCCAACGACTACTGCAACTTCAACTCCAACGCTAACGGCTACGATTGAACCAGTCCCAACTTCAACTCCAACTCCAACGCTAACTTCAACACCAACTGTATCGGCTACTAGTGGATATGTTGCTCCAACACCAACGCCAACAGCAACAGCAACGCCAACAGCAACGCCAACAGCAACGCCAACAGCAACGAGTGAGCCAGTATCAACTCCAACCCCAACACCGACAACTGTACCATTTGAATTTACAGAATTGACTGCTATTGGCGCAACGAAATGTTCTGACAATAACGGACTAACGGCGGGGTGGTCGTCAGCCGACAATATAACAGTTGACGTTGGTGTAAGTTGGACCCGAGAAGCTACAAGCGAAGACCCTGTCAGAATTAATTTGAGTTGGGCCGGTGATATCAATATTACAAGTGGCACGTCCGTTGCATATAATGCGCAGGGCGTTGGAATTGGTGGCAACACCGTGAGGTTTGCTAGAACAACCGACACACTTGACGTGGGCACAATAACAGTGTCTCATTCAGATGGTGCTAAGATGACAAACGCATCTGCTAGATCTTGGGCGGCAGAGACAAACGCTTTGGAATTGAATCTATCCGGTATAACTGGTACTTATAGATACAGAGTGCGTGATTGTACCACTCCGTCGAACGATGATTCTGCTACTCAGTCGGCATCTACTCAAAGTATTTCAACTGGCGCGGTTGGTCCTACAAGAATTGCATTTATCGAAGTACTTTCGCCATTATCCACATTCTCTTCTCCGGTGTTGACTCCGGATTCATGCACACCGATCCCAACACCAACCGCGACTGCGGAACCGGTTCCGACCCCAACGCCGACAACAACTGGCCCGCTCCCAGACGAAACACCAACTCCAACCCCAACGCCGACAACAACTGGCCCGCTCCCAGACGAAACACCAACTCCAACCCCAACGCCAACCGCGACTGCGGAACCGGTTCCGACCCCAACGCCGACAACTGCGGCATGTTATGAAGTTACTCTTGAAGTTGATCCAGTCGGAGCGGGAGTCATAGATTGGCAAAGTGGGTATGAACCAAATTGCGGCGTAGATGGTTTCCATCCGAGCGATCCGGTCGTTGTGTCGTTGGTCTCCACAGATCCAGCATATGTATTTGATTCTTGGACCGTGACTGGTGCAACAGGAAACACTGATACACCAGGTGAAGTGAGCTTCTATATGCCATCAAATGCGGTGACGGTAATAGCTAATTTCTCATTGATACCAAGTCCAACTCCAACTCCAACACCCTCGGCAGCTCCAACTACAACCACGATTGCTCCCTCCGATTGCTATTATTACACGAATAATAGTATGAATAATTTCGCCGGAAGCGTTACTCTATGCGGAGGCAGTACTGGATATGACGAAATAGCTATAGGCCAAGAGTCAAACTATTGCTTGTCGCTTCCGCCAGCCGATGGTTTTACCGCGACTACCCCATGTACCGCACCGGCAACTACAACAACGACAGAAGCTCCGACGACCACAACTGAGGCTCCAGCAACAACAACGACGACCGAAGCTCCCTCCGCTTGCTATTATTATAGAAATGATAGTATGGATAATTTCGGCGGAAGCGTCACTCTATGCGGAGGTAGTACTGGATATGACGAAATAGCAATTGGCGAAACTTCAAATTACTGCTTGTCACTTCCACCAGCCGCCGGATTTACTGAAAACGGATCTTGTCCTTAATTTTATAAAATTTATGAAAGTAATACTAAACCATACATCGTCGGATATTTTGCAAATATTTAAAACTAACAAAATTGTTTACATCAACAAGGGCGGCACGATTACCGAATGCAACGCAATTCTTTATAACAACGAGGCCATAAAAATGCTACCTTGTGTCCGTGGCAGTCTCATCATATTATTGCCGGAAGACGAAATTTATTATAACTCCGACTCATAAAATTTTGTCGGAGGAGTTTTAATATTACGTTATATATCCGGTAAGTATTATTCTTACAAATTAAAAAAGGTTACAATGATTAAAGATCGAATTTTATCCAGTCTTTCTAGTCAAAAAATAAGAATGGCTCAAATCGATCCGTTCAGTTACTGCAACGCCGGTTGCTGGTTTTGTCCTGTGAGATATACCCCAAATCCGACCGAAGCTAGGAAACATATGCCAATTGAGCTATTTGAGAAAATAATAGCAAACATGGTCGAAGAAAAAAATAGGTCAGATGGAATTGTAGATCCGCGATTTGATTTCATCTATACTGCACACTACAATGAAATTTTATTATACAAACATTTCAAAGAAATGGTATCTATATTACGGAAATATAAAATAAGAACCTTCGTGCTTTCAAACGGAATTCCACTTACACCCGACAAGACTGATATAATAAGAGAAAACGCCGATACCATCGTTGGAGTGTGCTTGAACACGCCAGCGTTTGACAGAGACACTTGGGGCAAACGCTCGGGTATGAATCCAAATTTATTTGATAAATTGATATCAAATATAAAATACGCCGAGGAAAATTTAAAAGTATTCACAACTAACGGGAAAAAACAACTTTCTATTCAAATAAATGGTGTGAATAATAATAGCTTTTATGATAGCGGAGGAGCATTAGAAAAAGGTAAAAACTTTCCTATTGACATAGACTTAGACCCTGTAAACGGAGAATTAAAAAAACAATATGATCTTTGCAAAGAGATGTTCCCCACGTTAAACGTGTATCCGGTAAATGCACTGATAGACAGAGCGGGTCTACTCAGTGATTTGGATATCATATCTAATAAAAAAACAATAGATAGTAAAATAAAAAAATCCGAAACCGAAGTGGTTGTTGGTTGTAACCACTCACATGAGGTGGGAGGTCGCCCATTTGGATGGTTGCATGTTAATGCTCTTGGGAAAGCGTTTTTATGTTGTAACGATTATAATTTTGATTACACCTTTGGGAGCTTTGAAACGAGTACACTGAGAGATTTCTGGATTTCCGACGAACACGTTGGTGTTATAGAAAAATCATACAAAGAAATTTGCAAAAACTGCTCGTCGGCCAAGTGGGGTCCACCAACATGAGAAAACTTACAATCGGGATGGCCACATATGATGATTATGATGGTCTATATTTTACAATACAATCTATAAGAATGTATCACGCCGAAGTATTGGACGATATAGAGTTTGTAATTATTGACAACAATCCTGATGGTACACATTCAAAGGCTATAAAACATTTTACAAGTTCTATAAAACAGCCGGTTCAATATATTCCTTTCAACGAATATAAAAGTTCGTTCGTTAAAGGTCAGATATTTGATTATGCGAAAACTCCATATGTACTTGGAATAGACAGTCATGTTTTATTGGAACCAACTAGTATAAAAAAACTTATTGATTTTTATGAGTCAGGTTCCGACGAAGGAAACTTTCTACAGGGACCGTTGGTGTATGATAGCTTAAACCATATTTCAACCCACTTCGATTTAACGTGGAGGGGCCATATGTGGGGAACGTGGGGAACCGATTCAAGAGGACACGATAAAAACGGTCCTCCGTTTGAAATACCTGCACAGGGCATGGGATTATATTCGTGTAGAAAAGATAGTTGGCTCGGATTTAATCCGTTGTTTCGGGGATTCGGAGGGGAAGAGGGGTATATACACGAAAAGTACCGCAAAGCTGGGAAGAAAACATTGTGTTTGCCATTTTTAAGGTGGATGCATAGGTTTGGTAGACCAAACGGAGTGCCATTTCCACTAACGATTGAGAACAAAATTAAAAACTATTTTATAGGGTTTGAGGAATTAAAACTTGATACTTCGCCTATATACGAACATTTTCTGAAAGAATCGAAGCAGACGCACGAAACGTTGAAAAAATGGCATGATGATATTAAAAAAAGTATGTGTATAGCCGAATGATATAAAAAGCTATATATACTGATATTTATGTCACAGTGAGTAAACATATACCAATTCATAGCTTTGATTCCCGCGACAACCCCGAGAGAATGGCATTCGGCGTTGTGGGAGAGATGCTGGGTGCGAATGATGGTTTTGCGTACGTAAAAAAACAATATGAGTCTAAGAATGTTGGTTGGATTTATATAGGCCCAGTACCGACGCCATCAAATACTCCAACTTTAACACCAACGTTGACAGCAACGGCAACTCCGACGCTCACGGCTACATCAACACCAACGTTGACTTCAACCTCAACGCCAACGTTGACAGCAACCCCGACACCAACGTTGACTTCAACCTCAACACCAACGTTGACAGCAACCCCGACACCAACGTTGACTTCGACATCAACACCAACGTTGACTTCGACATCAACACCAACGTTGACTTCAACCTCAACACCAACGTTGACAGCTACGGAAACTCCAACTTTAACACCAACGTTGACAGCTACATCAACACCAACGTTGACAGCTACATCAACACCAACGTTGACAGCTACATCAACACCAACGTTGACAGCTACGGAAACTCCAACTTTAACACCAACGTTGACAGCCACATCAACACCAACGTTAACAGCTACATCAACACCAACGTTGACATCGACGCCGCCGCCAACGTTGACAGCTACAGAAGCGCCGATTCCAACGCCAACACCTTCGGCAACCAATGCGTATATTCCGCCGACAACTACCACAACCGAAGCGCCAACAACAACGACCGAGGCACCAACAACGACAACGGTTGCTCCAACAACAACAACGACCGAGGCACCAACAACGACAACGGTTGCTCCAACAACAACAACGACCGAGGCACCAACAACGACAACGGTTGCTCCAACTACCACAACCGAAGCTCCAACTACAACCACGATTGCTCCAACTACCACAACCGAAGCTCCAACTACAACCACGATTGCTCCAACTACCACAACCGAAGCTCCAACTACAACCACGATTGCTCCCTCCGATTGCTATTATTACACGAATAATAGTATGAATAATTTCGCCGGAAGCGTTACTCTATGCGGAGGCAGTACTGGATATGACGAAATAGCTATAGGCCAAGAGTCAAACTATTGCTTGTCAGAGCCGCCATTTACCGATGGATTTACCGCGACTACCCCGTGCACCGCACCGGCAACCACGACAACCACAGTTGCTCCAACAACTACCACAGTTGCTCCAACCACGACCACGGAAGCTCCGGTAACAACAACGGAAGCTCCAGTAACAACAACGGAAGAGCCGGTAACAACAACGGAAGAGCCGGTAACAACGACGGAAGAGCCGGTAACAACGACGGAAGCTCCCTCCGCTTGCTATTATTACACGAATAATACTATGGATAATTTCGGCGGAAGCGTTACTCTATGCGGAGGCGGCATTGGATTTGACGAAATAGCTATAGGCCAAGAGTCAAACTATTGCTTGTCGCTTCCGCCAGCCGATGGTTTTACCGCGACTACCGCGTGTTAAGTTTTAATTTACATACGCCCAATCATTATGCCAAGAGGATTGCCAATTCACAAAACACCAGAGAAAAAAGTATTCGGAATTATAGGAGAAGTTGTGTCTACAGACGAAGGTGAAGTATATGCAAAAGAAACCAACGACACTCGTAATATAGGTTGGAATGAAGCACTGGCCTACTTACTAAGTCCAACGCCAACTGCAACTCCAACATTAACTCCAACTTCAACTCGCCCATTTATAGTCACACAAACTAGAAGTACACCAACTCCAACACCAACGCCAACTCGCACTCCCACACCAACATTACCGCCGTTCGTGGGACCAACTCCGACTCCAACACAAACGTCTACACTAACATCAACTCCAACTTTGACAGGTACACCGGCAGCATCCGCCGCGCCTGGTGCGACTCCAACACCAACTTCTACTGTATACTTCGATATTGGCGCAACCATAACTTGGTCAGTGGACCAGTTGGTTTCTCAGACCAACGGCGACGGCTATCTTGTCGGAGACATACTTAAAGCAAATTATGCTATAACAAACCAAGGTAATGTATCTAGCTTTGAAGTCAGAGTAAGAAGTGGAATTCCAGATCCATATGGTGGTGGATGGATAACAATATCTGGACCATCGTATACATACATCGCTCCAACGGCAGGATATTATCAGTTGGGCATATTGGTAAATTATGCCGACGGTAGGTCAATTGCGGTAGAATCATCAGTGATAACCGTAGTGTCATTTGACAGACCGGTTGTCACAGTTAACCCCTCGAATGTGACGAGAGGAAAAGCAACGCTATCAACCATTTCTATTTCTGAAGGATTTGGCGGACTTGCTGCTGTAACAAGCTGGGGTTCAAATGGAGCATTTACATTTGAATCAAACACTCAAAGAGTTTGGGACACTTATTTAGAAAATAATGTATCTGGGTTTGGAACTTTTTATGTGATACCATTTAAACGCTTGTCAAATGGTAGAGCCATTACCGGTATCTCCGTCCCAGTGAAAGTACAAAGACAAACATATTATATTGCATACACCCTTGATCCAACAGGATATATAAGATTCTCATATTTAGACGCAGATGGTGTATCGGAAACACTTGATAGATATGGATTGCCATATCAAATAATATCTCCAGCTTATTCAGATCCATGCGCATCGGAAGTGACACTGCTTGAACCGGGCGGTACCGGAAGAGCCGTATCGCTGTCCACAATAGAGTGTTAAAAATTAATTATTATATCTTGACCGTTTGAAAAAAAACTGTCATATTTCTGTATATATAAGAGTAAAAATAATGGTTATATATGCAGAACAATAAAATATTCATTCAAATTGCGGCGTACCGTGACCCACAGTTGGTCCCAACGATTCAGGATTGTATAGCTAATGCCAAGTATCCGGAGAATCTCCACTTTTGCATAGCTTGGCAACATGGGCCAAATGAGAAAATAGACGAAATTGCTACGTTGCCGAATGTAACAATCATTGACATTCCATACATGGAAAGTAAAGGTGCTTGTTGGGCAAGAAACCAAATCCAACAGCGATATACGAACGAAGAGTACACGATGCAACTCGATTCTCATCACAGGTTTGTAAAAGACTGGGACGAGTTAATTATTGGGATGTATAAACAATTGCAAGAAATGGGCCATGCCAAACCGTTACTCACTGGTTATATTCCGTCGTTTGATCCGGATAATGATCCCAGTGCAAGAATCCAAACTCCGTGGAAAATGGACTTTGATAGATTCATACCGGAAGGTGCAATTTTCTTTTTGCCAGCGTCAATAGATGATTGGAAAGACCGCACGTCTCCACTCCCATCCAGATTTTATTCCGCCCACTTTTGCTTTACCGGAGGAGAATTCTGTAAAGAAGTACCACACGATCCAGAATATTATTTCCACGGCGAAGAAATTAGTATCGCCGTCAGAGCATTTACTCACGGATACGATCTATTTCATCCACATAAGGTTATTGCTTGGCACGAATACACCCGTAAAGGAAGAACGAAACACTGGGACGATCATGTCGGTTCAAACGTCAATTTAGTAGAAGATAAAAAAGACTGGGGAGCTAGAAACAGTGAATGCCATGCTAGAAATCGCAAACTTTTCTCTATGGACGGAGAAAGTAGCTATTCTATCGAATGGGGACCGTATGGATTTGGAAACGTGAGAACGCTACGCGATTATGAAAAATACGCGGGTATATGTTTTAAAAAGCGCGGTATCCAACAAGAAACCGTCGATAAAAAGTATCCGCCGAATGATTGGAAAAAATACTCTTCCGAACAAGAATGGTTGAAATCTTTCATTTCCATATTCAGACATTGCATCGACTTACAACCATTTCAAATTCCGGAAAAAGATTATGAATTCTGGGTCGTGGCGTTTGAAAAATCCGATGGTACTTCGTTATTTAGAAAAGATGCCGATAAGGCAGAGTTGGACGCAATCGTCGCCGATGGATTGAATCCCAAGGGAGATAAATATATGAAACTCTGGCGTGAATTCAACTGCGAAGAGAAACCACACCATTGGGTCGTTTGGCCATATAGCAAATCTAAGGGATGGTGTGACCGCATCGTTGGGAATTTATAATCTAAAAGATGCATATCGTATTGACTCAATTTTTTACTCCGAATGTATCATATGGAGAGTTCAGTAAAGCTATAAACGAAAAATATTGTCAAGAGAAAGGGTACACGTATCATCTCGAATCGGATGAACAAAAGATTCGCTCTAATCTTGAGGGCCGTGCGGCAACATGGTATAAACCGAAACTATTGCTGGAAGTACTTGAGACAAAAAATCCAGATTATGTAATGTTCTTGGACGCAGATGCAATTGTTTTGAACAATAACCATCGCGTTGAGGATTTCATTATAGAAGGAATTGATATTTTGGCGGCGGATGATCATGGACCAAGTAAATTAAACGCGGGAGTTTTCATAATTAAAAACACCCCGTGGGCAAAAGATTATCTTCAAAAATGGTGGGAGATTTGCAAAGAATACCCTGCGTATGAAAATGGTCTTTGGCATGATCAAACTTGTTTTGGGCTTTTGATGGATAGAACACCGGACTTGAGTTCACATGTAAAGATCATAAACAACAACATTATAAATTCAAATCACGAGAATGATTATTGTTTCGTATTCCACGCATTTGCTTTCGGATCTTACAAAAATAGAACTATAGATTTGATATATTACAGTAAGTTTGGATTAAAACCACCGACACATAGTGGAATGCCGTTAAATACACTGGCGGATTTGTATGCCGTTGACAAGGGTTCGCAAGGTCATAACTATATAAACAGAGTGTATGAGAATTTGTTGGTACACACCAGGCACAACGTAAAAAAATTTGTTGAAATCGGGGTGTATCAGGGTAATTCACTTAGAATGTGGAGAAGCTTTTTTGATGGCAATACCACCGTTATTGGCGTGGACGCCGATGTGCCAACCGTCAAGCGGGGGATGGAAAATTGCGAACTTATTCTGTGCGATCAAAGAAGCGAATCCGACCTGCTAGTTTTAGCCGAGAAGATCAAGGGAGCCGATGTTATATTAGACGACGGTTGCCATAAAATGGCGGCACAACAACGGAGTTTAGCATTATTGTTCAAATCGTTAAATGTCGGTGGAACATATATCATTGAGGATTTACATACCAGCATTGAATGCAAGAATCCACACAAAGCAGTGTTTGAATGGGGAGATCCCAATAAGACCACAACATTAGAGTTGCTTGATAACTACATGGCGACGGGTAAGATAAAGTCCGAGTATCTATCCGCCAATGAAATTAAATATTTAGAACAGAACATTGAACGAGTTGAAGTGTTTAAATTGAGCAATGAAAGCATAACCAGTGTAATTACTAAAAAATTGGTTCCTGTTGAAATTTCATCGACCGCAAATGTCCCAGAAATAACAGACATCGAAAATACCGGAGAAAATACCGGAGAAAATATCGGTGTAGTATATCACGTATATTGCGTGGGTTTCTGGGAAGAATTGGTTAAGGAACAGTTACTTAAACTTAAAACCGTGGGGTTATACGACGCAGCTAGAGTGCTATGGGTAACTATCAACGATCTCAATAATAACAAGGCTAGAATTGATAGGATATTTGCAAAGTATCCAAAATTTAAGATCGAATATAGAAATGACAACGGCGCAGAAGCTCCTGGTATACAGAAGGTATATAATATATGCCAAGGAGATACCGACATGAAGGTATTATATTTTCACGCCAAAGGAGTAAGTAATACATACAGATCGGTCGTAGATAAACGAGAATTATGTCACCGTAAAATAGAAGGTAGCAGGAGTTGGAGATTGTGTATGGAGCATTTCTTGGTAAAGGGTTGGAGAGATTGCATAAATCGGCTTGATTATTATGATTTGGTTTGCACCACGCATACCGATGCTTGGGTGTGGGGCAACTTTTGGTGGGCAAATGCGGATTATATCCGTGCCCATCCATTTCCAGATGGTCAATCTAGGTGGTTTTATGAATACTGGATTACAATAAAGGATATAGTCCCCGAACCAAACGTTTTTGAATATTATCATTTCTCATATTTGGCGCTGATAAGCAAAATTCCAAGTTATTTGTATAATGGTACACTTGCAGACGGGCAGAAGATCAAATTGATATCTGCAACATATGGGGCATTGGATATACAACTTGACGAGGGATATCCAGTTCCACCCGATGATGCAAGTGATAAAATAGCAGACGTGACCGAGTACGTTCAAAAAAATTTAGAATCGAATGGATTTGTAGGATTTGACAAAAGAGTTCAATCACATTTTCCCGCTGGGTTCGACCCATTCTTCGGTGGGAGAAAACATTTGACTATAGATTTTAGCGTATCCGACCAAGAAGAGCATGCGTCGTTAACATTCAGAGATGCCGATGCCGATTTTAATCTTTATCAAAAAACTGTGGAGTTGCCACCGAGTAAAAGAATCAGTCGCGACAATTTAAAATCAAATAACGTCGTGAAAAAGAAAATTGCATTTGTATCTCCGATGGAATTTGAAAAAAACGGACAAAACATTCCGAATATGTATATAAAATGCATACGCCCGTTCTTTTTGACCGCGAAAAAGAATGTATTTTCAAATGATGAGAATTACGACGTGGAATTCATATTGCTTACAAACAGCAATTACACGTGCGATTTGGAGTTTGTTAAGACGATAAGAACATACGAAGAAACAACGGGATATTCATATGGATGCCTTACAAAACTTCTTCTTTTGGAGCATATACCGAATGAATATGATTATATATTCGTCGCGGATATAGACTCGATCTTTCCATCGGAAATGAAGCATGACGTATTTGCAGCGCCGTTTGTTTTCTTAGACCATTACTTTATGCCGCATTTAAATTCTATATTACAGATTGACACGGCCCATGTCACTATAGACGCGGACGTTTCAAACGAACGTTGGACAATGGATACATTTTTTGGAGGAACGTATAAAATGATGATGGACCTTAATAAGTTTGCAAGAGAACAGCACAACAAGTACCATGGAAAAATAACAGCAGGTCATGGATTCTACAGCAAATATCCAGGTGAACTTTTTATATTAAAATATGTATTTGAAAATAAAATAGAACACAAGAGGCTGTCGGCTTGCTGTGAATTGAATTCGAATTCCGCAACAAAAAATTGGCATATCGGGGAACTACCGAATAACTTGGAGAGTAAAAACGGACTGGGCCTTCAGTTCCTACAACATTATTCTCAGTTGCATCAAACAAAGATGTGCTTGGATATATTAGATGAAGTTGTTAAATACATTCTAGGACAACCATCGGCACTTCCAGAATACAAAGCGTACAAAGACAAACTATAATATATGTTAATTAATACTATCAAAGACTGGAAGTATACTCAAGTGGATGACCGAGCACTAACCAATAGTGGATGTATCGTCGATGTTGGATGCTCGGGTTGGGACTGGTGTGGATTTTTCATTGGAAAAAAACGAGTCATAGGAATTGATCCATATGAAAGTAAAAAAGATGGCGCGGAGTTCTTTGAGGGCTTGTTGGGACCGATCAATGGCCAATCTAGAGTAATCCGGAGGGGGCCGCACAGTCTCGCTGTGGGAGAGATGGACTTCGATGATGACAGCACTGTATTATTTCCTATGTTGAACTGGAAAACTTTCTGTAAAAAATTCAATATTGACAGAGTATCCGTATTAAAAATAAATATTGAAGGCGGAGAATATTCTTTGTTAAACAGTTTGGATGTTGACGATTTTAAAAAAATAGACCAGATAGTTGTTAGCTTCCACGACTTCGAGAATCCAAAATTAAAAAACCTCACAGATGGGTCAATTGAACTATTGAAAAAATCTGGATTTGATATACAGCAAATTGAACCGACGTGGGGATGGTATTTGGCAGTAAAAACAAATCCCGAGCCAGAACTTGTACAAATTTTAACTGAACCTTTGAAAATCAAAACGACAATGAATAAGAGTAAAACTACCATCGTGACCGGATTGTGGGATCTAGGTCGAGGAAATCTCACTGGCTGGGCCAAGCGTGATTTCCAACAATATAAAAATAAGTTCTTCGAGCTTCTTAAAACGGACGTGAACTTGGTAATATGGATTCCAAGAGAATTAGAGGAAGACGTGTGGAAAATCCGCAGCAAAGAAAAAAATAACACCCAGATATATTTTAAAGAGTTGAAGGATTTTGAAACGTGGTTTCCATTCTTCGGAGAGGTCCAACAAATCAGAAACAACGAACATTGGAAGAATTTCGCCGGTTGGTTGGCGGAATCTCCGCAAGCGGCATTGGAATATTATAACCCGATGATGATGTGCAAGATGTTTATGGTAAATGATACTGCCATATTAAATCCGTTTGATTCCAAGTATTTTTACTGGATGGATGGTGGCTTAACAAATACCGTGAATTCCGGCTATTTCACGCATGACGGTGTACTCGACAAGATATGTGAATACACAGAGTACCACAAGAAATTTACGTTTATATCCTATCCGTACGATGGCAATGATGAGATCCATGGTTTTGAGCGGAAAGCAATGGCACAGTACTGCAACACAGACTTTGTAAAATATGTCGCCAGAGGCGGTTTCTGGGGTGGTAAGAAGGATATGGTGCATAAAATGAACGATGAATACTATGGTGTTCTAAAAGATACTTTGGCAAAGGGGTTGATGGGAGCAGACGAGTGTTTATTTACTATACTTTGCCATCGTTTTCCTAAAGAAATACAAAGATTTGAGATAGAGGGAAACGGATTGGTTTGGCCATTCTTTGAAATGATTAAAAATTTTAAAGTGCCGGAAGCAACTGGTGTAGTCTTATACAAAGAAGGCGACGTTGATGGTAAAGTTGCATATATTCAATCCAAGGAAGAAGTTGAAATGAATCGCAACGGTGACGGTGTTAATCTGTATGTGGTTACGTTCAATTCTCCACCGCAACTTCAAATTCTACTTGATACTATCCAAGAATCCAATCCAGAATTACTCAACAAGACGACCAGATATCTAATAAACAATAGTATAGACAGAAGCACCGATGCGGCATATGACGAGATTGCTGCAAAATATGAATTCACTCAAATAAAAGAAGGCAACTTAGGAGTTTGTGGTGCAAGATCATGGGCAGCAAAGCATTTCCATAACAGTAATGCCAAATACATTGTTTGGTTTGAAGATGACATGCTCATGGAAAAGACGCAACGGTTGTGTAGAAATGGATTGAATATGCATTGCGACAAATGGATGGAAAAGTGTATAGAAATCGTTGAAAATGAAAATCTTGACTTTGTAAAAATTTCATTCACCGAATTCTACGGCGATCACCACGAACAATGGGCTTGGTATAACATACCGATGGATCTGAAACAGAAATATTTCCCGACCGGAGAGCACAGATTAACCGTCGAAAGGACGGGATGCTATAAAGGTTTATCCTATTTGATCGGGGAAGTTTATTATTCAAATTGGCCATCTTTGATGACCAAGGCCGGTAATTATAAAATATTCTTAGAAACCGAATATGCGCACCCGTTCGAGCAAACTATCATGAGTCACACGTTCCAATTAACAAAAAAAGGAAGAATGCGTAGCGCGGTACTAATGGCGTCTCTCGTGAACCATCATCGTACATACCATTATTCCAAGGAAATAAGAAAAGAGTGTTAATTTAATTTGACAACGGACCATAGATGTATATGGTCCGTTGAATGAACACTAAATTACATTTCGGGATGGAGTTGACAGAAACAGAAATCGATGCAAATTATCAATATTTCATCGAATTCTTGAAAGAAAGTTTTTCCGGCGAAAGACTGGAAAAGCTTTTGGTTATGTACAGTGAAGAGAATATGGGGATGCAATTGGCACTTGCACCAGCATCGACAAGAATGAATTTCCACTGCGCTTGGCCGGGTGGATATATTCAACACGTTATGCACGTCGAAAAAGCTTCCAGAGGCGTCGTGAAACTTTATTCTGCCATTAACGGTACAGTAGATTTTACGGACGAGGAGAGAATTTTTGCCGCATTGCACCACGACTTGGGAAAATTGGGCGACGATACCGGCCCTCAATACATCAGAAATGATAGCGACTGGCACGTTAAGAATCGCGGTGAGATTTATAAAATGAATCCAGCACTCCAATATATGAAAGTTCCCGACCGTGCATTGTATATGTTGCAGCGGCATAATATAAGTGTGACATGGAAAGAAACACTGGGGATCAAGCTTGCCGACGGTCTATATGACAAAGCGTCTGAAGAATATTTTATGTCGCATAATCCAGATAGAAACTTGAAAACAAATCTTCCGTATATTATACACGTATCCGACTTGTTGTCATGTAGAGCAGAAAGTGATGAGTGGAAAGCTTATAATACAGGTGACACCGGTAC